GTAGCCGCAATCTTTGGTATGGCAACGGCGGCTTGAACAACGATCTGCCGCTCGCCGAACTGCGCATGGAAATGACCTACGCCTATCGCACCGATTGGCCGCCGACCGTAAAAGACGGCTTCCTGAGAATGGGCGTTATTGCTGCCGGCTCGTGGCCGTACGATCCGGGCGCTGGCGACTCGTTCACGGCGGTGTTCGACGTTCCGCAAACCGGGCCGCTGCCGAAATCTGTCTATGACGACGATCTCAACGAGACGATTCCAGAAGGAGCATTCCCCGATGAAAGTTCAAGCTAAGAACGCCAACGTCGCGCGCGTGATCACGCATCCGAACGGCGCCGCATTCGACGCGGATGGCATCTCGCACTGGCCGGTCGATCAGTTCACCTTGCGGCGGATCAAAGACGGCGACGTTACCGCCGTCGCGGAGCCCGATCCGGGCCGCGCCGATGCCATTCCCGGCACCGAGCGGGTGCAGGTCGATCACAAGCAGCAACGACCGGCACCGCCCCGACAGGGACAGCGCACCGAGCGGAGCGAGTGACCATGAAAGAGGGCAGCATCACGCGGCCTCGGAACGCCGAATATTTTTGGCGTGCTGCGGCGGCTACCGTCCGCGGTTTCGTCGAGGGCATTCCGGCCGAAGATGCTGCACGAGCGCGGCATGCTGACGATCCGGTGACGCCGATCATCATCCGCGGCACGTCGACCCAAGCAACCACGACAGACCCGACATGGGCCGGCCCACTGGCGCAATTGAGTATCTCGGCCGCCATTCAGGAAGCGGTGTCCATGTCGGCGGTGGGCGACCTAATCGCCCGCGGCGCGTTCAAGATCGAACTCGGCCGCAACGCCTCGGTGCGGGCGCCCGGCCGTGCCATCAATCCGGCCGACGCTGGCGTATGGGTGCCCGAAGGCAAGCCGATCCCGGCGCGCATTTTGAGCTTTCTGTCCGGGCCGCTGATCGTGCCGCGCAAGGTTGCGGTCATCGTCACCATGACGCAGCAATTGATCGAGGCCTCGAATATCGAGGACATTGTTCGCGTCATGCTGTCGGAGGCGGCCGGGCTCGCGCTCGACGCCGCGGTGTTCGGCACCGCCGCTGCAGCCGGCGGCCAGCCGGGCGGCATCTTGAACGGCGTCACGCCGGTCGTGGCGACTACCGGCGGCGGTTTCGATGCTGTCGGTCAGGACCTCGGCAATCTCGTCGCCGACATTGCCAGCCGCGGCGGCGGCCGCAATGCGTTCTTTGTCGCCTCGCCATCCGAAGCGACCGCGATCCGGTTTTATGCCGGCGGTCAATTCAGCAACGAAGGCGACAACCCGCTGCCAGTGGCCTCCTCGGCGGCGCTCGCTGACGGCACCGTCGTCTGCATCGAACCGAGCAGCTTGGCGATTTCGGTGGACGATCCGCAGTTCGCGGCGGCGAAAGAGACGGCGGTTCATCAGGAGGATACTACGCCGGCCGAAAATCTCATGACCGGGTCGCCGGTCAAGAGCATGTTCCAGATCGACGCCACGGCGCTGAAAATGACGCTGTGGGCCGATTGGGGAATGCGCGCGCCACACGTCAGCTATCTGACCGGCGCGACGTGGTGATCTGATCTAAACCAAACAAAAGTTCGGGACTGAAATCAAAGCCGCCGCGAGGCGGCTTTTTCATTGGCACAAAGGAGAGCCGATCATGACCGTGAGTTTCCAAAACATCCCGCCGAACTGGCGCGTGCCGCTTTTCTATGCGGAGGTCGACGGCTCAATGGCCGGGCTTCCGTTCAACAAGTTGCCGGCGCTGATCGTCGGCACCATGACGACCTTGAACACCAACACGAAATTCAACGGCGCTGGCACGCCCGACATTCCCGTGCCAATCGGCCGCCAGCAAGACGCCGATCATCTGTATGGTCAGGGCTCTGAGTTGGCGAATATGTTCAAGGCATTTTTCCGCAACAACTTGAGCCAAGAGGTTTGGGGACTCGGCGTTGTCGAGTCTTTGAACTCGGTGCAGGCGTCGGGCACCATCACCATCACGACGCCGCCGTCGCAGGCCGGCACCTATCACTTGATGGTCGGCGGCACTGACATTCCGATCAACATTCTCGCCGGCACCATGACGGTGAACCAAATCGCCTCGGCGATCGCCGCCGCGATCAATGCCCTGCCGGGATTGCCATGCACCGCCGTGGCGGCCGCGGCCATCGTCACCATCACCGCGAAGTGGGGCGGCGTGAACGGCAACGAAATCACGATGCAGGATAATTACTACGGTCCGCTCGGCGGTCAGATCATGCCGGTGGGTATGGTGGTGACCTATTCGGGTCCGACTCTGACCGGCGGCGTCGGCGTTCCTGATTTCACCAACGCGATCACCAATCTCGGCGACAATCAGTACGAATACGTCGCGCTCCCCTATACCGATTCCGACACGCTATTGATGTGGGAGGGCGAATTTGGCTTCTCTGACGGTGGCCGTTGGGGCTGGCAGCGCATGCTGTACGGCCTGCTCTACAGCGCGATGCGTGGCACCTATTCCGATCTCGTGTTGTGGGGCGAAACGCGCAACTCGGCAGTGACGACGGTGATGGGATTCGAATCGTCGGCGCCGTCGCCGTCTTACGAATGGTCGGCGGCGTATTGTGCCAAGGCCGCAGTGGCATTGACGATCGATCCGGCGCGGCCGCTGCAGACCTTGCACATGGAAGGCATCGTGCCGGCGAAAAAGCACGATCGGTTCATTCTCGGCGAAAGCAATTCGCTGGCAATGAACGGCATCGCCACGAACCGCACTTTCGACAACAGCGACGTGCCGCAAATTTCACGTGAAACATTGACCTATCAGGTCAATTTGTACGGCCAGCCCGACGACGCGTTCGAGCTTGTGACCACGATGGCGACGCTGTCGGCGTTGATCCGCAATTTCCGTTACGTGATCACCACCAAATATCCGCGGCACAAGCTGGCCGATGATGGCACCCGCTTTGCGCCCGGACAGGCGATCGTGACGCCGTCGATCATCAAGGCGGAAATCGTCGCGCAATACTCGATCGACGAGTTCAACGGTTTGGTCGAGAACATTGCGGCATTCAAAGCCAACCTAATAGTCGAACGTGACGGCAACGACCCAAACCGGGTCAATGTCCTGTATCCGCCGGACCTGATCAATCAATTGCGCATGTTCGCTGTGCTCGCGCAATTCCGGCTGCAGTACGACCGCGGCCTCGACTTCGGAACGCTGCAGTAAGCGGCCGACTTTCTTCTTCTTCCTTCCAAACAAACAGGAGCTTGAACGATGGCACAGCGCATCGCTGGCATCGCCTTTTTAAAAGTCGACGCCGATCTCTATCCGTTGCGGGGAAACTTCACCGTGTCGCCGACGCCGATCGAGCGCGCCGGCATTGCCGGCCAAGACTACGTGCACGGCTATAGCGAGCTGCCGCGCGTGCCGTATATCGAGGGCGACGTCTCGACCGTGCCCAATCTCTCGGTCGAGCAGGTCGCCAACATCACCAACGCAACCGTCACCGCCGAGCTTGCCAACGGCCACAACTATGTTCTGCAGGAAGCTTGGTGCCGCTCGGCGCTGGAATTGAATACCCGCGAGGGTCAATTCCGAGTCCGGTTCGAGGGCGTGGCCTGCAACGAGATCATGCCCTAAGAGAGATGCCGCGGCCGACGTCACATGAGCGCGCCGATCAATTGGTGCGCACATGGCAACGTCGCGGCATTGCAGTCGGCTCGGATGAAGCCGAGGAGCTTGCCATTCAATTCGAGGAATTGCGCCGGCTGCATTCTGTGGCGTATTGGCTGACGGCAGTCCTCGCGGCGATGCTCATTTGCGCTGTCTTGGTCACAGCCGAGATTTGTTTTCGGAGTGAGCTATGGACCTTCGGCATGATGCAGCGACCTTGATTCGCGCCGGCCGCCTCGTCGAAGCCAGTTGGCTGTTTTATCGCGGCCAATTGGTCGAGAGCGGCGTCTGCGCCATAGACGAGACACACTTGCGGGCGGCGTTCTTTTCCGGCGCGCAATTCATGTTTGACCACATCGTCAACTCTGCACGCGTGAACGCGGACGGTTCGTCGCTGCAGCAAATGAGGAGCGAGTTCGATCAATTCGAGTTCGCCAACATGCCGGTTTCCGGCAATGCGTGATCTGAAAAAGGGAGGATAACTTGACGAGTGATACACATGGCTATTCCGTTCCACCGTCACCCCTCGGCGAGAAGCCGGCGGACGCAACGCCGAGCAATGAACAAACTGCAGCGCAGGAAGCTCAAGCCAAAATAAACGGCTTCGACGGCAAGCTGATCTTGCGCAAGTCGGTGATTGCCAACGGCGAATCCACGACCGAGTTGATTTTCCGCGAGCCGACCGGCGGCGATATCGAGCGCATCGGCAATCCGATCACGGTCGGCATCTATGAGAATCAACCGAAGCTCCACTTCGAAGCGCAGACCATGACCTTGATGATGGCGCATCTTGCCGGCGTGCCACCGTCGACGATCCGCGCCATGCATCCGAAGGATTGGGAAAACGGAGCTTGGAAACTCGCCAATTTCTTCATGCCCGACCTGTGAGCGTCGACGACATGCTTTTGCATTGTTACAGGTTGGGCAAATACTACAGCGTCGGACCGGACTACTTCCTCGCCAAGCCTTTTAGCGAACTGTTCTTTCACGTCGAGCAGACAACCAAGCTCGCTGAAAAGCTGCAGCTTGAACAATCTTGGGATTCGATGATCGATGGCTGACGAACGAGCAAACGTATCGCTGACGCTCAACGACGAAATGTCGGAGAAGCTGCAGCAGATCACGCGCGAGTGGCAAACACTACGGCGAACGATCGGCGAGACGCAGGCCGGCGCGACCGAAGTTCTTTCCCGCAGTGGCGATCAGGCGACCAAAAATCTCGACGCCATGCGTCAGGCGCACGAACGCTTGCAACGCACTAGCGGCGGCACGCGCGAGTCGATGGCGCAAGTCGAGCGTGCTCTCGGCAGTATGCCCGGCGTCATCGGTCAAGTGTCGCGATCGATGGTCGAAATGAACGATCGGTTGGGCAGCATGCGGACCGCTTTATTGGTCGTCGGCGGCGCAATGGGCGGTGTCACCGAGGCGTCAGCCATAATGGGCACGGCATTCCGTTTTCTTGCTGCGGCCGGCGGTCCGATTGGACTGACAGTCGTTGCGGTGACGGCTCTAAGTACGGCGCTGACCAAATTGTTTTGGGACATGGGCCGCGCCAATGAGCAGGCTAAAAATCTGCGGATCGCGCTGCAGACGAGCAGTCACGGACTTGAGGGTTTCCAGCGTGCCGGTCGCGTCTTGGGTTTTGACGAGAACGAAATCAACGCGTTCGTCGGCAATCTCGGACGGAAGCTTTCCGACCTTCGCCGGCAGGGATTCGGTTCGGAGTTATTTGGCTCGTTGGCCGCGCGCGGTCGGCCTGAGATTGGCGAGCATTTGCTGCGCATGCAGCAACAAGGAATTAGCTTCGACGAGCAACGGCTCTATCTCGTCAAGGAATTGAACAAATATAACGACGAAGGCATTCGCGATCTGGCAAGAGCGAACGGCCTGCAAGAAGAAATGCTTTTGCGCTTGGTCAGGAACAACGATCAAATAAAGTCGATCTCGTATATTTCCAAACAACAGCGCGACCAGATGGCGGAAGATTGGCGCGTGATTTTCCGCGCGATGAATCTTGTGTTTGATCACATCAAAGCCGGACTCGAATTTATCGCGACGGCATTTCACAACGCGTTCGTGACGCCGATTGCCCAAGCGATTCGGTTGGCGCAAGTGTTGTTTGAATATCTCAAACAAGGCGGCCCGACCGGCGCGAAATCGCCATTCCAGCTTTGGAACGAACAAAAAGAGCGCGAGCGCAAGGAACAGGAATCCGGCGAGCGTACTGGCGCTGGCGGCAGCGCCTACGGCTATCGTGGCGGCTATATGTTCATTTTGCCGGGCGGTGGCCGCGGTCACGCAATGGGGCGCCAGCACGGCGGACCAGTCGACGCCGGTCAAACGTACATGGTCGGCGAACAAGGTCCCGAGCTTTTCACACCGGGCGCCACGGGCGCGATCACCGCCAGCGGCCGCGGCAGTGAAGCCGGTGCGCTCGGCGCGTTGCGCCGGGTCGAGGGCGAGGAAGAAAAAGGCAACGTGTTTCTGCGCGAAATGCGCGACGTCCTCGTGTGGATGCAGGCCATCATGAGCGGTAAGGACGGTGCCGGTGCCGGTGCCGGGCGCGGGCGTGGTATCGGCGGTGCCGGCGGTCCGTTCGGTGCTGCGGGC